ACGAGCTAGGGTTTATGGGTAAAAAGTGGGATTCATCAGGTATTGCCTACGACCAATCTCTTTGGGAAGAGTGCCTGCGTGTATTAAAACCAGGTGGACACCTCATCGCCTTTGGTGGCACTCGAACATATCACCGCATGACCTGCGCTATCGAGGATGCGGGCTTTGAGATACGGGATTGTATTCAATGGATATATGGCTCGGGATTCCCGAAAAGCCTTGACGTGAGCAAGGCGATTGATAAGCAGGCAGGGGCGGAGCGAGAAAAAATAAAAACGCCAATAACTCCACACTCAACAGCAGGCAAGGGCATATCTAATGAGTTAGACGAAAGACCATGGTTAACCAAAGCACGACAACAGGGCTATCACGAACATGACAGTGATATACCCGTCACCGACGCCGCCAAAGCATGGCACGGCTTTGGCACTGCGCTCAAGCCCGCCAACGAGCCCGCCGTCCTTGCACGGAAGCCACTGTCCGGCACGGTGGCCGACAATGTGCTGACGTGGGGATGCGGTGCGCTGAACATTGACGGGTGCAGGATTACGCACAATGAGCCAGAGAAGCGCACTACACGAACAACAGCAAAGTTTAACGGCGTAACAATGCACTATTACGAACACGCAGATGGCGGGATAAACCAATTAGCCTCTGCATCGCCCATCGGCCGCTGGCCCGCCAACGTCATCTTTGATGAGGAGGCGGCGCAGATGCTGGACGAGCAGAGTGGGAATAGTACCTCGGTGGCATCAATTCGCAAAAAAGCAGGGAAATCAGTAGGAAACAAAATGACGCTTAATAACTATCAAATGAATGTTGATAATTTTGGTGGCTACTCCGACTCCGGCGGCGCATCACGCTTTTTCTACGTGGCGAAGGCGTCGAAGGCAGAGCGGGAAGCGGGGCTGGATGAAATGGAAGTTGCTCCGATTAAAGGACGTGATGCAGGTCAAGATGAACGAAATGTAGCATACAAACTGCGACCAATCGAACGTGCCAACCACCACCCAACGGTCAAGCCCATCACGCTCATGCGCTACCTCGTTCGCCTCGTTACGCCACCAAACGGTGTGGTACTTGACCCGTTTATGGGAAGTGGTAGCACGGGATGTGCGGCTATGTTAGAAAAAGTACAATTTATTGGTATTGAGTTGAATCAGGAGTATGTAGATATTGCTGAAAAACGTATTCGTCATTGGATGTCAAAAGACTTTATACGGGAGGAATAATGAACATCAATATAGACACTACACCAGTAACATTTGATGCTTTAATTGACAAGTATCTTGCTATGATTGTTGCTATTAGTTTCACACTTGATAGTAATACTTCTATACCAACACTTGTATTGAGTGTCAAACTTGATTTTGTATGGGATATTACATATGTACAAGCAAAAAACTTGTGGTATGTACAAAAAGTATCTGTAGATGCCAATAATTATCCAAACCATGATAAGGCATTGATTTCTTCGGTTATTCATCGTATTTACAACATGCAAAACCAAGAGGATGATAATGTATAACAATCGTATTGTGGGATATGGAGAGGAACATGCTGACCAGTTGTTGGCTAATCCATCAAACTATCGCATTCATCCTAAAATGCAACAGGATATTCTGAATGCAGTGATGAGTGATGTTGGTATTGTGCAAAATGTGATTGTCAATGTAACTACTGGCCATGTTATTGATGGACATTTACGTGTTTCACTGGCAATGCGAAACAATCAGACTGTTCCTATTACCTATGTAAAATTGTCAGAAGAAGAAGAAAAACTGGTACTGGCAACATTTGACCCATCATCTACCTATGCGGTCAATGATGCGGACTTGTATAAAGACTTGCTTCAAGACATTGAAACTACCAATGAGGTACTCAAAAAATTGTTTGAGCAAGAATTGATTGAAATGAAGATTGAAGACCCAATGGAAGCTGATGTTGATGGTGGATTGTCAGAATCAGATAAAAAGTATATTGTAATGGTAGAGTGTATGTCATATGAAGAATATGACGAATTGATTCATGAATTAAAAGGCAGGAATCTTAAGGTGAAAGGAAACCAGAAATGGCTTTAGTAAATAAATATACGCCTGACAGGGTAAAACGATTTTTAATGGCGATTGGTCAAGGGGCAACAATCATTCATGCGTGTGGCTATGCTGGAATTGCCACACGCACTTACTATGATTGGATGGAACAATATCCAGAGTTTCGTGAGCAGGTAGAATTAGCAGAATCTCAAGCAACACTTCGATGGCTACATGTTATTGACCAAGCCGCATCATCGGGAGTATGGCAGGCGGCCGCTTGGAAGTTAGAGCGACGTTTCCCCCATATTTATGGTCGCCGTGTTATCGAACAGGAGATTAAACGTGACTACATCATCGACATCTCAACAGGAGATGATAACCACAGTCAAACACTCGAAATCAACGAAGCCCCAACAAAACTTTTGGAAGAGTGAAGCAAAGTTTCGATTGTTTGTAGGTGGAATCGGTAGTGGTAAAACCCGTGCTGGTGTTGTCGAAGCATTTCGTCAACCACCTAACTCAACAGGCATGGTCGTTGCACCAACATTTCCGATGTTGCGAGAAGCGACATTGGAAACTTTTTTGGAATTATCACGCAGTGCAGGAATCCTAAAAGATTTCAAGGCAGGTGATATGACTGCCGAATTGTATGGTAATCGCAAAATCATATTTATGTCAGGACAAAATCCTGAACGGTTACGTGGCCCAAATATTGGGTGGTTTATGCTAGACGAAGCCGCCATGCTTCCAGAAATTGTTTGGAACATTATGATTGGTCGTCTGCGTAAAAGCCCTGGGAGAGGATGGGCAGTTACAACTCCCCGAGGAAAAAACTGGTTATATAAATTGTTTACGAATAAACAAAACTATGCAATAATCAAGTCAAGTACAAGGGATAACCCATTTTTGCCAGAGGGCTTTGTGGAATCATTGATGCAATCATACACAAGTGAATGGCAGGCACAAGAAATTGATGGTGAGTTTCTTGATGTATCTGATGCTATGTTTCGTCGTTCATGGTTTCGCATGATACCACAAGCTCCCGATGGTTTGATGTGGGTACGATACTGGGATTTGGCGGCAAGTACTCGTACACAAGCAGACTTTACTGCATCTGTTGCAGTAGCAATGGATGATGAGGGAAATATGTATATTCGTGATGCCATTCATGTAAAAATGGAATGGCCTGACGTTCGGAAGTTAATGATACAAACAATGATTGCCGAGCCATACGTATTTCATTATGTAGAAAAAGCGTTGCATGGAATTGCGGCAATTCAAGAATTGATGCGTATTCCCGAAATTGCACATGTTAATTTATCAGGATTGTCGGTAGAGAAAGATAAAGTAACTCGTGCAATGGCTTGGGCAACACGGGCAGAACAAGGAAAGTTGTTTCTTGTTGCTGGTCAATGGTGTGAGGATTTTATTGACGAAGTTAGTATGTTTCCTGTGGGTAGGCATGATGATTATGTTGATGCGGTAAGTGGAGCATTACCAATGCTTGGCAACGGAGGGAAATTGCTACTATGGGATTAAATATTAAGAGCATTCCAATCGAGGCATTTCCCTCAAGTTATTGGCGATATATTGAGGGGAAACCTGATGATACAAACACAATTTCGCCAATTCAAGCATTTCATACTGTTCCCGTATTGCATCGTGCGGTAACTATTCGTGCCAAAGCGGTGGCTAGTATGCCATACATCATGATGCGTAATCAAGAAGATATTACTGCACAAGAAGATGTTGTGAAGTTTTTGCGAATGATGCGACCACTTATGCACCAAGTGGAATTGCATTTGTGTTTGTACGGTCGTGCATATCTTCTTATTGAACGAAATCGTTTTGGATTAAATGGTCGTTTGCGCTGTGCGCTTCCGACCACGATTGAGCCAGAATATAATCAAAATCAAGGATTAACTGGTTTTGTTCGACGCATTGGAAACAAAACCATTAAACTTGGATTGAACGAAGTAATCTACATATGGATGCCATCAGTAGAGTACGAAAGTGGTTATGGACAGGGCGATGCTCAAGTGGCAATGCGTTCGGCAAGTACTCTATATTTCCTTGACCAATTTTTAGAAAACTTTTGGCGACGTGGCGCAATTAAAGCAACACTATTATCTGTTGCTGGCCCAGCTCAACAAGCTGAAATGGAAAAGCTAGAAAATTGGTGGAAGCGATTTGTATCGGGTGTTCGCAATGCGTGGAACACGGTGGCAATTCGAGCAGATGTAAAACCAATTATTATTGGCGACACGTTGAAAGACACTGTAAATCCTGATTTGACCGAACAGGCACGTACTGATACGTTGACTGCACTTGGTGTTCCACACTCACTTGTGTTGTCAAATGCCGCTACCTATGCCACTGCCAAAGTGGATACGTTGTCGTTTTATGAAAACACCATCGTACCACAATGTCGGTTAATTTGTGATGCAATTAACGAACAACTATTGGAAAAAGCAGGATTGCATATTGAGCCACGGCCAGACAAGTTGGAAACGTACCAGCGTGATGAATTGGAAAAAGCACAAGGTATTATGACGCTTGTTGGTTCTCCTGTGCTAACAGTAGACGAAGCCCGTGACATGATGGGATATGCACCAATGCAATATGCTCCCAATGATGTTGCTGACAAGTTTACACAGGAAGAAATGGTCGTTGATGATACGGCAATAGACATGCCAAAACGATTTAATTATGACGATTTGCAACGTTGGAAGCAAAAGTCAATTAAATCCATTAAGCGTGGAAAAAATGCTGATGTATCGTTTGTGTCAGACCAAATTGAAATTGCCGACCAGCTAGTGTTGCGTGATGCACTAAAATCTATACATGATGTAGAAGTTGTACATCATGTATTTGAGGCGTTCAAGAAAGTAGCAGGTGAAAATGTTACTGAAGAAGAACGACCATTGTACGAACGTATTCGTAAAGTTGGAAAACAATTAAAGCCTAATTCTGACATTCAAGAATCTGCACGATTGTTTGCTAATGGTGTGGTAAGTGTGTTAAAAAGCACAATGCTAAGCCAACTTATTGCACAAGATAATGACTTTTTTATTGTCGACCCTGTTGATATTGAACGGGTATTACAAACGCCATACAATGATTATCTTGAGGAACGTCGCAAACAACTGTATGATTCCACATACAAGATGTATCAAGGATATGTAAATGGTGATTTGATTCCACCTGAATCAATGGATTTGATTAACGAAGTTATTTTTGGCGACCGACGTTCGGAAGTAATTGCCGTTACCGAGTTTACGAATATCAAAGCATACATTAGTAAAGCACTTCAAGATGTTCTTGAAGAAAATGGCATGTTGACTGAATTGATTTGGAACACTGCCAAAGATGAATTGGTATGCCTCAAGTGTCGACCGTTAAACAAAAAACGGCGTGGCGAGGGATGGGATAAGCTTCCCCCAGCACATCCATTTTGTCGTTGTGAAATTGAAATACGGAGAACAACGGTATGATGTATGTGAAGATGAGTAGTAAATTAAATATGGTAGTAGAACGATACAAGAAACCTGTATCAAAACATGCTGTTGATAAACGTATTAAAGGATTGCTTGATACGTTGATTGATGAAGCGGTTATGCCATATATGAAGTACTATCCACCAGTGCCACCTGACCGTGGTATGAATCCATTGTACATTCGTGATGTTGGTTTGTTTTATCGCTACCAATCAGCTGATAATCGTTCTAAAAACGTTTTGCAAACGTTTGATGTTCGTGTTGCAGTAAAGGCTACAAAAAAATACCGATATGAACGAATGTCATTATCCGGTAAGGTTTTGCGGCCATCTGAAAAAATGCACGAAAAATGGAAAATTAAAGAAACTATTTCGGGGTATACTATCACTAATAATGCGTCGTACAGTGGTATGATGTACTATGCTTCGCAACAACCATCGTTTCATAAAAAACGTAAGTGGCCAAATGATGTTGGTCTTATGAAGCGTGTTCGTGAACGATTAAATACGTTGATGATGAAACGTGGTGTTATGGTATATGTTGCTTTTGGAGGTGACTAATGACGGAAATTATCATTCGCAACGCAATACCTACCCGTGCTGGAAATATATCTTTAGTATGGGATGCCGCACGAAATGACAATAGTAATGCTGTTGTTATCAATGGCAATAATTATTATTCATGGTCTGATTACAATTATAGTGGAAATCAACAATTAGTTGGACAAACAGTTGTTGCTGAAAATTATGCGTCTAATATATTTAATCGTCCATATATTTCATTTAATTATAATGAATTATATGTAACTCCAGTTGGTAATGTATTTTACTATGGCCCAGCAACACAGAGATTCCAAAATGTATTTATTATTTGTCAAGTTGCAAATAATGGACAATTTGGACATATTTTATCATTTGGTAATAGCATTAAAAATGGAAGTACATTTGAGAATACCCAGCCAATGTATTGGTCAGGTGTTTCTTTGTCATTATTTCATGATATAACTGGGAATCATACATATATTTTTTGTCGTGTTGGATTAAATTACAAACGCATTAAAACAAATAATTTTAATTTTGACACACTTTATTGTTTTTCAATAGAAAATGTTGATACTTTTGGGCAAGATGTGGTATTTAAGTGGGATAATCATATATTGTGTACAATTCCAAATATCACTAATGGTGTTGATGGATATACTACTGCAAATTGTAATATGGTCAGCAATACTGCACGATATGTACAAATTGGTGCAGGAAAAATTGCAGATTTTAATTTGCCATTTAATGGGGTATTACAGACAGAACAAAATGGTGTATTAAGATGTTTTGCGATTGGTGTTGGAAAGATTACAGATGATTTAATGACGATGATTTATAGTAGATACAATTATGAACATCTTCCATTAAATATTACTCAAACTGACACATATGTAATTGATGGTACATTAGGAACAATTTTTGGTACTACTACTAATTTTTCGGGAAACATGCAGATTTTATAGGAGGATACTATGCCGTGGAATACACCAACTGATGTCAGTACTGGGAATAATTTAACTGCTACTTTGTGGAATAATCAACTTGGAGCAACTGGTAGTTTGCAATTTGTCTATGATGAATTAACGACCACGCAATTAAAACGTAATGTAGTACTTCATAAAAGCACCAATACAGTTTTTGGTGCGGCAGGTAATTCTGATATTGCATTTGATACGATTATTACCAATTATACAAATCAGCAATTAAACTTTCCTGTTACTGTACCTATTACAAACATTCCATTACCTGCCGAGGGAATGTATGTGCTTACTTACCAATTTCGTTCAACTACCGCAGTGATTGTACGTAGCAATCTTTTTGTTACAACTGGAGCATTGGTATTTCAATATACTGATACGTCAAATACTGCGACAGCCAATGTTTTGCATTCTCATACCATAATGTTTTTTGCACCTGCGACATCAACTACAATAAAATTAAATACACAAGTAAGTGGAGCGGCTACTATTACTGCGGCCACACCATCTTCAACAGATGGAAGTCAAGTGTTGACGATTGCGAGGATTTAATGAGCCAAACTTGGAAAGCACCTGCGGCGGCACAACGTGCCGCACGGAGAGCATTAGAAGTACGTGCCAGTAAACCACCGTCGCAACGTGGTATGATTGAAACTGGCCTTGCACGGGCACGTCAACTTATCAACAATGAAGATTTTACCGAGAATGATATTCGTACTATGTATGCTTGGTTTCGTCGCCATGCCGTTGACAAACAGGGAAGTACATGGAGCGAACAAGGTAAAGGATGGCAGGCATGGCATGGATGGGGCGGAGATTCTGCTTATGCTTGGGTATCACGGTTAGTAAAGCAACTTGATAAAGGTGCAACAAAAGCATTTCGTATTCGTTCTCATTATCGTGGTGGTAAGTTTATTCGAGGGTACGAAAAACGAAAACCACAAACTATGAGAAAAAAACGTATACCTGGAAGTGTTGATAATTTTGACGTTCCCGAACACGTGGCATATCCTGCATTGTATAAACGTGCAAGACGGTTAGCACGTCAAAAGTATGACATATGGCCAAGTAGATATGGCAGTATGTATATGGTGTCGTTGTATGAAAAGATGGTCAAAGCACAAGGCGGAAAACCGTATCGAACGTAATGTTTACAATATTGCAATTTAGTGATATTGTAGTTGTGAGGTGAATATATGGAATTGTCAGAGCTACAAGAAGAATTAGCAAAATCACTAATTAGTATCACAATGGAATATGGGCCATTTCAACAGACTAGTGATGCTGATGGATGTGATTACAAAGATGCTTCTCAAAATAAAAACAATGGCGGCAAGTGCTGTGCCGAATGTGTATTTTTTCGTGGTGCTGGTTGTGCCATTGTGTATGGCCAAGTAGAATCACAAGGTATATGTCGGTTTTACATTATTAGTGAAGATTCACTAGAAAGTCAGGATTCTGATGAAGAAGATGGACAAGAAGACCAAGAAGACGGACAAAATGATGGAACAAAATCCGTACTCGAAAACCAAGAAGACCCCCATGAAAAAGAAATGATGGAATTGCTGAATACCAGCATCAATTTTGTCAAATCACTTCCAGTAAACAACATTATCCAAAACAGTGATTACGTGTATACTGGATTGGGAGTAGCGTTTGGTGGTAAAGATTTAACTGGTGACACTTTTACCAAAGATACTCAATTTGGTTTTGAGCGTTCGGTAAAAGGAATGCCATTATTTCTTGACCATACGCTTGATGGTGAAAAAGACCCAATCGGTAGCGTGCTTGATGCTAAAACTGATGATGTTGGCGTTTGGTTTCAATTCCAAATTGATAAACGCCACAAATATGCAGAAAAAATTAAGCAGTTAATTGATAACGGTCAACTTGGTTTATCAACGGGTGCTTTGCCACACGTAGTAATACGTGACAGAGGAAATATCAAGCGTTGGATTACTGGTGAATTAAGCGTTACAGCTACACCTGCTGACCCACGTACTCACATCATTAACAATTCTGCTGAAAAGGTGGAACAAGAGGCATTGTTAAATGCGTTACCACAACAGCAATTTATCATTATTCGCAAGAAGAGGAATTAACTACTATGTCGGACATTTTGATTGATTACGAGAAACTTGCTTCTATGATTTCGGGAAGCATCAAGACTGATGTAATGGATGGTCTAAAGGCAGACGTGTTGAAGAACATGCTTAACGACCCCATTGTTGCCAAGAATGGCGTGGTATCTCCCGATGGCGGCAGTGCTGACAAGGAAGTAAAAAACTTTGCTGACTTTACTGCAAGCATTTTGCGTGGTGATACTAAGCGTTTGAGTACAATTTATGAAACGAAAGCTCAATACGAATCAGATGGCAAGTTTGGTGGTTATGCTGTTCCGCCACAGTATGCCAGTATGATTGATGGCTACGCTGTTGAAAGTGGAGTAATTCGAGGTGGTGCTACGGTTATTCCTACCACGTTGTCGGAATACAAAGCCCCTCGCATTGACCAAACGATTGCTCCTGATGGCAGTAGTGCTATGCTTGGTGGCATTAAGTTGTATTGGACGGCAGAGCGTGGCAATATTCAGCAGACCACGATGCGTCTTGACATGATTGACTTGAAAGTCAACAAGCTTGGCGCATACGTTCAAGTTTCTGATGAGCTGTTGAGCGATGCTGATGCAATGTCGTCAATGCTTATCCAGAAGTTTGGCGAGGCCAAAGGATGGTTTGAGGATTACGCATTCTTTAATGGCGATGGCGTTGGTAAGCCGTTGGGTATTATGAATGCTCCTGCTACCTATTCAGTAACCCGCAACACTTCAAGTCGCTTTAAGCTTGAAGATGCACAGAACATGATTGCCCGTTTGCCAAGTGCATCAGTTGGTCGTGCAGTATTTATCATGCACCAAAGCGTTATGCCTGACTTGATGAATCTTGCTACCAGCGGCAACTTTGTAACGTTCCTCCGTGACTTGCAAGGGCGGCCAGAAACCCGATTGCTTGGCATTCCCGTAATCTACACTGAAAAGATTCCCGCACTTGGCACGGCAGGTGATGTACTGTTGATTGACCGCAGTGCTTATTACATTCTTAATCGCAAGGATACTACGATTGCTACCAGCAACGAAGTGGCGTTCTTGACCGATGAGATTGTGATGAAAGTAACGAGCCGTGTTGATGGTCAGCCTGCATTGAACGACAAGATTACCCTTGCCGATGGTTCGTACCAAGTTTCACCGTTTGTGAAGTTGAGCTAGGAGTTTACCAAACATGGCACATTATACTGAACAGCTTTCCCAGTCTTTGGCCATTGTGGCCACCATCGACCCTGCCAGTCATAGCACTGCCCAGAACAGCGATGGCATTGACATGCGTTTGTTTCGCCGAGTAATCTTTGTGGTTACTGCTGGTGCGATTGGCGCAAACACGATTACTGCGGTTATTAAGGGTGGTACGGATAATAGCACCTTTGCGACCACCTTGACGGGCAAGACGTTTTCGTCAAGCACGTTTAGTGGTAGTGGCGATAATAACACGCAGGGTATCATCGAAGTTACTTCCGAGGAATGTATGGCACAGAGTGTTCGGTACATTCGCATGGAAGCCACTCCGAGCGGTGCGGCAATTTTTGGTGTGGTAGCACTTGCTGGTGTTGCACGGTATGAGCCAGCCAGTGATTACGATTTGGCTTCTGTTGAGCAGATTGTAGCGTAATTCAGTAAGGGAGATGCTGATGAGCAAGTTATTTATTTTTATGCCACGATTGCGAACGATTGGAAAAACACATGTGGCATTGTGGGAAGCTCGCCAAAAGTGGGGCAAACCACACATGTATGTGGAATACCAACACGACCAGCCGTCAAAAGATGGATACACCAACGTAACGCATAATTATGAACTTGCTCGTCAGCATTTTCTTACTACTGATTGCGATATGTTCTTGGCGATTGAAGATGACATTATTGTACCACCACACGCTATTTTGGCATTAGCAGATATGAATGTTGATGTGGCTATGGGTGTGTACTGTTTGCGACAACTACCAAACCATCGTTGGAACGCTTTTGTTACCGTTTCTGATAGTGAGGGATTGTCTATTACAGAAGACAATGTTCATCGGGCAACAAAATTGGCTAAAAACCAAGAGATTGCGGAAGTTGCTGGTGTTGGTTTAGGGTGTACCTTAATTCAACGACACGTTTTGCAAAACTTAAAGTTTGAGAAGCGTGGTGGCGCAAGTAATGATTGGTATTTTAGTATTGATTGCCAAGCCAATGGATATGGGCAGTTTGCCAACTTTGGGGTAATGTGCGGCCATGTAATGACAAAATCAACACGATATATCGTGTATCCTGATTATATGGGTGATAACTTGCATCGCAAGGAACAATTATAATGTACATTACGTTGCAGTCACTAAAAGACACATTAAAGATTACAACAAACGATGAAGATGCGTTGCTGACCAAGTTTATCTTGTATGCACAAGACATCGTTGAGCGGTATACATCTCGTGTTTTTGAGGTATCAAGTGATAGCACTTATCGCTTTGATGCGGTTACTGATTATACGTATAACAATATTTTGTTTCCCGATATGTTGTCGCAATATAATTATTATTACGACCGCTCATTTTACTTCAATAGTTATGACATTTGCCAAATCACTACAGTTACGAATGGTGATGGTGTGGTAATTCCGTCAACGGATTACATTACACTTCCCATCAATCAAAAACCGTATTATGGCATTCGTCTAAAGTTAAGCTCAAACGTTACCTTTACATGGAACAACTCTCCTGATGCGGCTATTCAAGTCACTGGCCGATGGGGATATTCCATTACACCACCAATTTCTATTCAATACGCAACTGAACGATTGGCGTATATTTTGTATCGTCAAAAGGATGTTAGTGCTGACTTGGATAGGGCTATCATTACTAATCAAGGTGTTGTCCAGCCGAATCAACTTCCTAAAGATGTGATAGAAATACTGGATATGTATCAGAGGTTAGTATGAGCCAAATTGGTACAATCATTCAGAGTATTGCGAACATGTCGGTAAATGGCATTACTGCCAAATACAACAACACGATACGTTCCAATATTGAATCAGTTAATTTGCCGTATCGGTTTATTGACCATCGAAATGCTGGTATCGAGATTGGCGAATCAGTACGTGTTACTCTAGGAAGCACTACCACACGTACTGACTGGGTAATTACCGATATTATGCTGTATCGTGCGGTAAATGCTGGAATCAATCAAGGCACTGTTTCACTCGATGTGTATGGATACATGGGAGAATACGCATCATCTGTTCGGGCTATTGCTACAAGTAAATATGTGATTTTACGGGTATCAGGGAAAACCGAATTACTGGAATACCCTGAACAATCGGGAAGAGCATATGATGGTGTAGTGATGCAAGTATTTCTTCGTGAAATCGTATAACGAGGTGAAAGACTATGGCACAGACTACTGGTGCAATTTCGGGTGCTATTTCCCGTATCGAAATCAGCACTGATTTGTCGGTTTGGCGTGATATTTCGGGTACTGTTCAGAGTGTACAGAATACGGAACAATCACGAAACAGCGGTGAAGCGTATACTATGGATGGTGATACTGCTATCATCACCACGGGTAAGCGAACGCCGATGGAATTGCAGTTTAACATTGTCTATTCTGAAAGCGCAACGGAAGCCTTTGAGTTGGCACGAGCGGCGTTTGAGGATTACGAGAATGGTGCTAAAATTTATGTGCGGTGGACGCCAGCTGGTGGTACTACCGGAACGGTAAGCATGTTCCGTACCCCAATTACTGGTTCGCCTGCACGTTTGACCAGCAACACCTATCCTGCGGTAGATGCAAGTGCTGGTGGCCCAGTTATGGGTATGTTTACGGTACGAACGCCGAGCGTACAGAAGACTTCGGCGAATAATACGAGCGGTGGGAGCGGTACGTAATGACTACGAACAAGCCACAAAAAGAGTATTTGTATAAGTTAAAACGAAGTACTCTCACATTGAAAGACATGAAGACAATGTGGGCGATTCGTCAGGGAGAAATGAACGACAAAGACATCATTGAGTGGTTTGATAAAGTAGTAGAGGGCGGAGTAGAACATATTCCATTGTCAGAGTTTGGCACTTTGTACGGTGAGATATATGAGCAATTCTATGAAGTCGACGACCCAAAAGATGAAACGGGAAAAGCCTCCAATTCCGTTTGATGGCACACCTTCATACTGGAATTGGAGCAATGCCATATGAGTTGCTTGTACTACGGCTTTGCAGGGAGTTTCATGTACTCCCTAGTGTGCTAGAAGCAGAGCCGTGGTACAACATCGCACCACTACTGACTTGTATGCGAATTGAAAATCAAGTACGACAACTGAAAGGATAATCATGACTGACAACAAGTTTTCAGTTGTATTTGATGCCGAGAATCTACTATCGGCACAGATTCGCATTATTGCAAATCAGTTAGATGAATTGCGAGCCACTGCCGAAACAGCATCACGGCCAGTTAATCGCATCGTCAATTCCCTTTCCAAATTAACTAATCTTGATTATGACACTGCCAAAAATGGATTGTCGGCTATAAACCGTCAACTCACCAAAATGTCAGAAATCAATCCTGATAATTTGGAAAGGGTATTTGGCGTTTTTCGTAATCTAAAATTAAATGCGATTGCAACGCAGATGGAAAAAATTGCGTCTGCATCAAGTGGCGTTGCAAAAGCAGTAGAATCTGTTTCTACTCCATCTATTTCACAACCAGTAATCAGTGCATATCAAACACGACCAGCAACAACTGGATTTGGCGTACCTGGCATGGGTGGTCGCCCACAAATGTTTTTTGCTCCAGACACTGGTGGTCGTAGTAGTGTTGGTGTTGGCGGCACGCCATCTCCTGTTGTCAAAAATGTTATTCAACAATCTAATATTGCTGATACTGCTCGTGAGTTTAAGATACTTGATATTTATGAAAAAGAAATTAACGATGTTAGAGAAGAATCAGGCGATGCCGCTGTTGCATTAAATGTGTTATCAGAGGCCATTGAAACAGTAAATCAAGAATTAAAGCAAGCAAATAAAGAAGCACGAACATTTAGTCATAACATCAGTGCGATGACTAATAAAGCTTCGTTTATGGCTAAAAAAATTGCACAAGTAAAAAGGCAAAGTTTAATTGATGAAGAAAAATCGTTAGGTATTTATGGAAAACAAAGATTTAGTTTAATAAATAACAATGTAAATCCATCACCATATTCGCTTTCTAGTGTTGCGTATAACACTGGAAGAGCTGGATATAGCCCTTTGCAATCAAAATATCAACAATTTTTACCACCACAACCACAAAATGTTTTGTATAGTGGTTCTGCAAATACGGGAAACTTTGGTATTGGTAATATTGGAAATGCTAATGCCTTAAATAAAGCACCAAGTCTTTTCCAAACGTTGTCAGGTGGTATTGGCACTGGTGGTGCTACATCTTCACCAATGGCAAAAATGAAAATCCCAACTGCTTTGTCTAATTTTATGGGATTGATTTCCATATTTAATAGTATGACATTTGCGCTTGGTACAGTGCAAATGGCATTTGATGATTTAGTTGTAGCCATCAATCAAGCCAATAGTGTTACAAAACAATTAGCAACGATTCAAGCAGTAGCCGCAAATGAGGGCGTTTATACACTTGATAGTGCAACTGAGCGATATTCACGTACTGTTCGAGAAGCCATCAAAAACCAAATGGCATTTGGTGGAACAATTAACGATAACTTGAACGGTATGTTGAAGTTTCAACAGATTTCTTTGGCGGAAGGTGTTGATGTTCGGCAATTAAATCAAATTAGTCAACTTCTTTCCTTGCGTGACCCAGTGCAAGGTATTGAGGGTGCTACGATTGCGTTGCAAGAATTGTTTTCGGGCGACCCAGTATCACTACGCCGACGTTTTGAGCTTCCAGCATCTGACATCAATGAAATTGCAAAAGCATCAGGAAATGCAAGTAAGCAAATCCGTATGCTTACGCAAGTGTTGGCAGAACAAGGTATTACTGTTGATGTACTAAATGCTCGATTAAATACTACGGCAAAAGCATATGACCAAATGGCGGCCAATGCTGAAATCATGTCGACAATTACTGGCCAACAACTTGCCGCAGTATTTGAGGGTACAGTTAGTACCTTTAATAAGTTGACTGCATTGATAGCCAGTGGCGGTATTGCTGACTTGGATGTCAGTAAGGAAAATCCGCTTAATGCTATGCTTTTGGCTAGTGCAAATATGGGAGCACGTATTTTCACTCAAATGATTGGTGGTCAAACCGATTTACAACGTGAATTATTAAATACCAATGTTGAACAAGGAGTACTTGCTAGTGAAAGTACTCGTTTAACTTTAGAGTATGGACGTGCATACGCTGATGTAGTAAGAGCATATGCTGATGGAAATGCGGAATTAGCAAAACAATTAGGATTGATGCGAGCAATTCAAGCCGCACAAAATCAGGAACAATTTGTAGTATCTGCATCACCTGAAGATATTCAGTCACAGCAACAAAATATTGAGCAAAACCGAAAACAGACTGCAACCACTATGTTGTTGACTGCGGCAACACAAGCATATGCAGAGGGCAACTTAAATGCGGCCAGCACACTTGCCACGGTAATGCAGATTCAAGGCGACCAATCATTAAGTGCGGAGAAAATTGCACAACAACTGATTGATGCACAACTTGGATTAAACAATGTAACGCAAGAGGGTGCTGATGCAATATTTGGATTGTCAAACAAGTATCGTGATTTAATTCAGTCACAGATACAATCGTTACAACAATCACAAATGCAAGTTGAAATTGACGAATACATGGTGAATGTTGCTAAAGAATTGGCAGACGGCAATTTTAACCTTGCAGATGTTGTTTCACAACTGGCAGTAAAGTTTAAGATTACAAATGATGTTGCAATGCAATATTTGCAAACATTATTTGCGATTAACAGTGTTGCGCCAGAAGTTGTAGGCGATGTTGGTGTAATTGGTGGGTATATTAACGCACATCAGTCTGTTTTTAGAACACTAGAACAATCTGCTAAAGATTTTCTTGCCAAACTAGAAGAATCAGGAGCAAAAAGCGAATCCGTTTTAAGGGAATCAGGAGCAAAAAGCGAATCCATCGCAAAGGACAACAACGAGCAATTACTTCGTATTGAAAAAGATGCGATGGCAAAGTTGTTGGCGTTTGATGAAGAAACCTACCGCAAACGAGTACGAGCGTTGCAGGCGTTTTATGCTGAAAGCGTGTTGATACAGCAAAAGCGTCAATATGAAATGACGGCAAACAATCTTGATTTAGTTGAGGGGCGCAATAGCAAACTAGATTTAGAGGAAAAACGCCGATTACTTGCCCGTGAAAACATTGAAGCGTATGGTTCACTTCAATTAAATGAGGCAATTAAACAAGCAAATCAATATGCGATTACGGGAAGTGCGTCATTCGCCAAAGAGTATCTTTCAATTCAGCAAGACCGTATTGGAGAAACGGAATCGTTAAATTGGAAACTGCATGATACTCTTGTGCGATTGGAGGGCGACCCAACTGCACAAGAACGTGCTAAACAAATCCATAGCCAAGCGATTGCCGAGCTGGAAACTTACTACGGAACACGAGTAGGTTTAGCTGAAGCCGCCGCACGGGATGAATCTGAAGCAGACCGCAAACAGCGACGTGCTATTATTGAAGATGCTATTTCTGCGGCAATGGAATTAACTGACGTTGATGAAAATAAACGTCGCAACATCATCGACAATCTTACGATTGCTGGCCAAAGCATCACCGATTTGTCTAGTCGGTATGTGGATGGTGTAGATGCAATGCGTGGCAGTTTGGAATTACTTGCTAAAGCCATGCGTGATGTGCGTGATTCCGCAAGTATTCTTACTCCCGAGCAACTAAGTGCATTTAATAACCTGCCATCAGGCATTGGCAATGTCACTGGTGGTCAAGTAGAAGTGAATAATACTACCGTGACTGTTGGTGGAATTACTGTCAATGTAACCACACAAGCCGACCCAAATGAGATAGCAAAGATTGTAACTGACACCATTCAGAAGCAACTATCAACAAGGAGCTTATAATGTTTGCTGATTGGAATATCTACTATAAACCACTTCACCTAAACAATACAACTGGTACTGGTAGTGCTGGTGGTGATATTTCATCTGCTATTGATACTCCATTTGTTGTGTTATCAGAGGCAGATGGAAATAGTTATACGCCAAAAACCACAAATTACATGGATGTGTATAGTGGTGGTAGCCCGTTTACATTTACACAAGAATTAGTACAACGTGGGGCGGAAGTCCAAGAAGACACTATTCGCATTGCCATTATTGGCAATACGAATGAAGAATGTGTGCAACAACTTCAACTGTTGCGTACAGCACTTACAAATCAACATCTATTTGGGCCACAGATTTTGTCAATTAAAAGAGCATCTCAAGAAACATATACTGAATGGCTTATTCATGGAGCGGTCATTCAAGAAGAAAATACATATCTTGGGCGTGATATTAACAATGCTGGTTATCCAATGTTGTTTGTAACAATAACACTAACACGTTCTCCTTATGGTTCAGATGATTTTTCATTTTATTCTTCACTTGTTTCATATACTACAAATGGTTCTTTTGGAGAAGATACAGAGTTTAATGTTCTTGATAATCCGGAATTATATGGTGCATACGCTAATTTTTATATTACTATCAATTATAATAATGATTTGATGAGCCCCCCAAATACATTTGGGCCAGTTGTATTGGCAACTGTAATTGAAGATACTAAAATTATTGATAATACGGTTGTATCAGGAACACTTACTGCCGCACAATTAGCAACAGTTGATACAGTAAATTATGCTATCCAAAATACTACAAATGGTGCATATCCCATACAAATGTTTGTAATTGCTGATGTTCAAGACAATGATATTGAAATGCGATTACTCATGAATGGTTATGCTACACCTTTTGTACGAGCTGTTGGCACTCAATTAAATAGTACAAATGGAGTGCAAAGATTATTTGTACTTCCATCAATAAATATTAACTCAATCTTTTCAGGAGCAAAAGATTATTCAATATTTTACAATGTGAATATTGCGATACAAATGAGGAATATCAATGTTTCTAGCTCAAGAACATATAGCATTAAAAGAGTTACAATGTGCAGAACAGATAATATATGTCAAATATTTCCAACTACTAATTGGTCAGCAAAATCAATTTCATTAGCTAATATAAATGTATATTCATTTTATGACCAAATTGAATATCCTGCACAATCATTGCCATCTATTAAGGCACATTTAACGCAGTATAATTCATATCTAGACCCATTAGGTTCATTAAGATATTATCTGAATAATTATATTTCAGAAGTACTTGATATACGTGGTGTTAATTTTCGGTTGAAAAACCAATATGGAAATGTACAATTTATTCTTTATGCTCTAGAATATAATGGAACAGTTCCGATTGGATTGACTGGTATTTCATCGGTAAGAATTAACTACTCACCTGCATATCTGTCAATAAAACAACGTATTAATCAATTTCCGTAAAGGATTTACAATGTTTATTCCAATTTCAATATCATTATATCCCAATGGGAATTATAATTATCCAATATTACAAAATGGCATATCTATTACTTCTAATATTTCATCTTATGCTCACAGCATTACATCAAATGGCGGATGTGAATCTGCCACTATAAAAATGGAAATGCCTATTGATATTGCATCGCAATATCTTAATTACATTTTGTATCATGTACGAGTATTTGATGAATATTCTCAACAGATTTGGATTGGATATATAAATAGTATTCAGTTGGATTATGGTAGTAGTATTACCACTATTGGTGTAAATAATTATGCTAGTAGATTTGTATTATTTGTTAATGGAAATGTATCAGGAACGTTATTTAGTGATAATTCCGCTAAATTATATGGAGATAAAATTGAGTTTATTCGTGTTGACGCAGGCGTATTGAATGCAACACAAGTAACACAAAACATGACACGAGCATTGTTACTCAAGGGTAGTCCAAATATTGAGAACAAAACTACTAGTGAAACAAAATCACGACAAACATGTTCAGTTACTATAAATTGTGCAGGATATTATAGTTTAGCTGATTGGAAAACAGTTGGTGCTACTGCATTAGCTGGAACAGGAAATGATACTACACTTTCAATATCAAGTTTTATAAATAACAATATATTTAATGTTCCAAGCATATCTCCATCAACATATATTTTAACTAGAAATACTACTGGTGGAAGTGGTATTATAGATGCAACTACAAATAGATGGGATGCTTATACGCCATACAGTCAGGTTATTTCAGACTTGATTGATTGTGGAACAATAAATGGCAACATTCTTTCTTATGGAGTATATCCTGATGGGTTATTTGATTTGTCAATATCAAGAATCAATACACAAAACATAGATTATTATAAATCAGTAGCATCATCAAAAATATATGATGTCAACGGTGCGGAAATACCGCCCACACAGGTGCTTCCTGACAAAAACTTGTCAATTACCGAGTTGCGCCCTGCTTATACGACATTTGCACAACAAATTATTGGGTTACAATATATTAACCGTGTGTCATTACAGATTTCGCGGAATGGGTATTCTTTGACGTTAGAGCCAGCAACACTAAATGATGCCAGTTATGAATTGGCACGATTAGTGAAAAAAGCGAAGTGGCGTAGAAACAACAGGTAGGAGAACAAATGCGTATCCTTAAGGGAATGACATGTGAAACAGATGTTTTGTATTATTGGATGGCAGGAAATACAAACCATCTTGATGTAAATGATAGGCATATAATTGCTGAATCATTCAGTGTATTTGGCGAATTGACCAGCATTGGAAATGTGCTTCCATTTTGTCATGCTGTGTTACAAACAGATATGTTTCGCAACATGATGTACAAATCACAAAAAAACATTGGCACGTTTGACGCAGAAACCTCCTACGCAAACGTGCCGTACAGCATCATGACATTATACGCTCAAGTTTATTGTTGCGCTACACTCGCTGGTGATGATGATTTTGCAAAAACCATGACACATCTGCAAGGCAACATGACTGCGTTTCGGCGCACTGGTTATCGTGGTGCTTTTACCCACTGGAAAGATTTTAATGGTAAGTTAAATCTTCCAGAGGATTATTATCCAAAACTTTGTAGTATTGGTCGTACCATTGTTCCGAATCATCTGTGGAAATAAACACACGAATTGCGCCATGACGCACATATCCACGATGTTTAATTACCACTGTGGAGATGTTGCTATCATCAGTGTTTAATCCCATGAAAATACCATCTTGCAGTACTTTCATTAGATTATCCAAATCACGCTTTCGTTTGTCAGGTTTCCAGACCGCCACCACCAAAATATATGGTGGTGACGGTCGTTCTTTTGACTTTGCCATAGCCGCAAGGGTAGCGTATGCACAGTCATCACGATACCGAATGTATTCAGGCTTTAGGCGTTTCCTGCCATTACCGATTGAAATATATGCGTGATTGATTGATGGTGGCCATGCAAGATTTATGACCATACGCACTTTTTTCCATTCCCATATTCTTCTACCCAATCTTCTACTTCCTGTCGCACAAACACCGTTGTTTTGTTTGGCAATACAAACGGTTTTGGGAAGTTTCGTGAGTAAATGTGATATGACAATGTAGAATTGGCAATTCCCAATGCCTGCAATACTTCTTGCCGTGTCACCATCCATTTTCGCTCATGATATTCTTGACTAGCCGCCTGAAGAGCAGGAATAATGCTGGGATGGCATGGTGGATTACGATGCAAAAAATAATCTGCATATCCCATCATTAACCAGTAATGCAGATTTTGTTTGGGAATGTACTTTTGTCGACCAAACGACACAGTACCAATATCACGAGCGTACTTATACATTAGTTTAGGATGGATATTAAGCAATACTGCCAATTCAGCAATGGTGTGCATATGCTCCTGCTTGTGGTCAGCATACACAAGATTCATGCGTGACAGTCTAACACAAATTGCAGATACAGTGCGACGCATAATGTTAGCAATTTGCGGTGGTGTGTTGCCACTAAAAAACAGATGGCGAATCATAGATTCTTCATGTTCACTCCATCGCCGATATTTGCGATTTTGATTAAAACGCAGTGGTTTAGTAGTCATAGTCTTCATCCTCATCATCTTCATCCTCATCATCTTCATCTTTGTCAGATATGTACACAAAATCTTCTACTGATGCCATGTTGTTAATAAACAATCCTACATCACTATGAGTAAATGGTGTTAATTGCCACGGTGATTGGCGTATTATATCACTTTTAATCATAAAATACAGTTGATAGCCACTATTGTCAGCAAGTTTTCGTTGCACAATCATGCCTCCAAGAATGCTTCCAACAAATGTATCAATGTATTCAACAAACTGCCATGCAAACTTATTTGTCTTATTGTGTGTTCCTAGTAATTCCTTGTAATTTGTCATCATCTCAAACATATTGCCAGATAGTTGTTTGGCAACGGCCAGAGTGACAAGTGCGTTAAAGTCAGTTGTGTCATATGATTTATTTCCGAAACTATACCATTTGTGGTATGACGTATTGTCTAATACAATCATCTCATTCACCGCAATGGTAATTTTTTCTTCATATATGACAAAATCAACTTGGAAACTTCTGTTTTGATATACAAACTTGGATGTTTGTAATAAAAAGTGGTTTGGATAATATCGCACCACATCGAAGTCAATCGTGATATTGTTGAAGATAGTTAGTGATTTGATAATCATTATCCCAACTCCCTGCAAAATGTATGAAAACGTTCATTCGCAATTTTCCCATCCTGCCCCCACCACCACAATAATGGATACCCTACTCGCTTCTCACCTTGCTTGTTATCAGAGTGATACTGTGCATAGATGGTATACATCATTGTTTTCTTATCGTAGTACATGGTCAGCGACGATTTTGATGCAGTGTGATGTCGCACAATACTACGATACTCTTCCTTAGACTTGCGTTTCTTACGCTCGTTTGCATCATCTCCCATGATACTCCCTACTTTCTTTCACGAAGAATACTACGATACGATTGCAACGGAAGCCATAATCGCTGGCACTGGTTAATTCGGTCGGCAACACGTTCATCCATGCGATTGTACAAATCACTTGGTTCAATATTGCTGGTATATACCGTCTTCTTACCGTTTCTCCCATCAACGATACGAAGAAATCGACCACGTACCCAGTCAGATTGGTCTTCTTCAGCTCCGATGTCGTCAATAACCAATATATCACAGTTAATCAGTTTGTCAACAAGAATATCGACACCATTATTCTTCACCGAAGTACGCATTTCATCTACCAGCGTAGGCATATGACGGTACACTACTGAATATCCCATATCAGCAAATCGAATAGCCCACGCTCTCGCCAAATGTGATTTGCCACTGCCTACATTCCCCCACACGTAGTAACTCATCTTGTTGGCGAAATCATCATTCGACAGTTGTGTATAGGCTTTCATGATAGACTTTTTCTGATAGTCAGCAGGAACGTTATGTGTGCCAATTTTGTAATCAGAAACTGGTCGATTCACATCAAACGTATCAAATGTGTCTTCAGAAAATGCTTGTAGTGCTTGACGAAATGCTTCACCATTTCGATTTGCAGTGCATTCACACCGCTGAAGCACCTTGTATCGATAGTCAGATGGAACAACGTCAAGGTAGTACCATCCAGCACCATCACAGTTACACCCAGCAACTAGTGGCTTTGATGTGTACTTCATAGTACGTCGCACCGCACGATTAGCATAGAAATCAGCCCAATACGCTTTTGAGGCCTCATATACCTCACGACCAGTCATACCCTCACGTACAATGCCAATTTCCTGCAATGGTGTCTTATAGCTGGTATTCGGCAAAGTACTGTTCCAGTTTAGATTCACGCTGTTCCCGCTGAACATCCCCTCGTTGCGTTTTTCGTCGTTTGTCATTAGTATTCCATCCTTTCTCGTAGACTTGCATACATGCTTGTACATTCCCAGGCTTATATCCCCGTGCTATCCATTCCTTGCATATCGCTTCCCATTTGTCTAAATCAGTTATCTGTGACACCATATCACGAATTGCAATAGGCACTTGTAAACGGTGGTAGTGCCGATAGATAGACAATGGTGTGCGTTCGGTTTCGACCGCCTCGGTTTCACGTTTGGTGCGTGGCTTTCGCTTACGTACTGTATCGTTAGATACAGTAGTATTACTTTCTTTCCTTTCTTTATTTGTTGGCAATTTTTGCAATACTTTTGTTGCAGTTTTTTCTATAGCAGTTTCCTCTATAGCAGTTTCTGCAACAGTTTCAGCATTACAAAATGTTCGATACACAAATCCAGTAGTGCTATACACACGCTCTATCAGTTTGCGTGATTCCAGTTGACACAGTGCATCACTGATTTGGCGCACTGATGCACCCGTCATCTTGGCGAGTGTAGAAAGTGACAATGATGCAGTTTCACGTTGCCACCCAGCAGTTGCCCGATAGATTGCTAACAGTACTTTGGTTTGCGTTCCTGACAATTCAGGCAACACATCAAAGACTGCATTTGGTATTTTTGTATACATACGTGCCCCTAAATGATACAATTTAAGTGGCGGTGAGATTCTCCCACTCACCGCCACCTAACATTACTGATTGCAATATGCAATAGCCATTCGCAGACACAACGACATAGACATACCACGTCGCTTGGCAAGATTACGCAGACGAATATACAAATCTTCGGGAATGTATGCACCTACATGATGCTTAAACTTCTCATCTGCCACAGCGTACTTTGGCGCACCTTCATCAAGCCACTTGTCTAATGATGTTCGCATAATGTCTGATACGCTTATCATCTGCGATACCGAACGTCCGTACACCACTTTATACAGTGCTGGTGGCAGTGCGGTACTCATAAGTACCGTTGGATTATTGCTTGAAGTGTTTTTCGTAGAGCGTTGTGATGGCATGTCGCAATACTTCTCCTTTGCTTACATTCAGTTTGATTGACAATTCGTGCATCATACGGTCAATTTCGACCGATATACGGAAACTCTTAATCCTCTGTAACATCATCATCTCCAAAGTTATAACTACGCAACTCTGCCGCAACACTCTCAAGTATTTTTGCGGTACGTGAGCCGCAAATATATTCAGTTTCGTGAATCGCAGACAATTTCTGCATCTTATGATGGATAGAAACGATTGTTATAACCATCATGGTAAGTTGTCTTTGTGCTTGTAAAGATGATTTGTCAAATCCTTTCTTTCCAATCAGTTTGCAGTATGATTGTAGCGACACTAAATCATGTTGAATTGCTTCGTTAATATTATTGCGTTCCGTCATAGCATCGTTTAGCCTCCCTAGTGCATCGGCTAAATCTAAATACTTGTTTGGAAACAATGCTTCCATAATCCCTCCCTGTGTGTGGGCCAGTGCTGGCCCACACACCTATTTACATTACTTCAACTTATCAGCGATATACTTCCCAAGCTCGATAATCTCATTATCACTCAAATCCTCAAATGGAATATCCAAGTAGGGATGTGTCAAATTGATTTGTCGCTTATTCGCACCAGCAAGTAAGTCATCAATTCGACTTTCTAACTGTTGACGCTTACTCGGCTTTTCAGGTGCAGATTCAGGTGCAGGTGTATCATGCTCTTGTCGCCGAATAGCTTCCTCTACTTCCTCACGGGAGGCTATTGCGTACCCTTGCCGTTTATCACTACTGTACCCTAGAAACGCAATCGCACGACCAACAGCACTGGTTTCAGCGTCTTCTAGTGGATTGGTGGCTTTGGCAGAAGCCCCCGTAATATCCAAGCGAAAGCTACTTGTACCAGTCGCATATCGACCGTCATGGAAGTGTACCGTGGCACGGATATATCCCATTTTCTTGGTTTCATGTGGGGTACGTGCCTCAACAAGTTTGCGATAAAACTTATTAAGGATTGTTGCCACCTTACGGTCTTCTTTCTCATTCGTGTCAAACAGTTGACTAATGGCTTCACTCATTTCATGCACCACAGTGTCAACGCTTACATTGTCATACAGTGACACCTTTTCAGTCATCATGACTGGTTCGGTGATTTCGATGAATGCAATATCGTCTACTGCATCATGCACACGCTCGGCGACCGTCTTGTAGTGTTGCAATCGCCCACCACCAGTATCCTGCTGTGGTTTTTTATTGTACGTCATTACTTGCCTGCCTTTTCATATCGAAGAAATACACCCCAAGCCTCATCAATAGCCAGCTTACTTTTCTCTGACATCTTTTGCTGTGATTCAGCATCAGTGCTATCAGTGAACATTGATTCCGCAATCGCCACACGTACTGCCAAGTCAATATCATCATAGTAAGGATTGGTATCACATCCCAAATCAAAATACGCCTTGTCATACGCATCACGCACCATATACACATGGTCTAGATTAGTGGCATTCATCAAATCATTCAGTGTATCGCCAAACAGTTTTAATTGGTCTACGCATTGCTGTGGTGTTGGCACAGCAGTGACTGTTGGCGCAAACGTTGGAATTGGTGTTGGTTTCGATGTGGAATTGTCATCCATCTTATCCATCAAACCAATTACCATAAACGTGAACACTACCCCTGCAATCAGTACTTTCTTATTCATCTTCATCCCCATTCACATTCACGAAATCGACATATTCCTTACAAATCTCAATGAGATTTTCGTAACTTCCTGCTCGCAGACACCGATTGGACATCTCATTGCTTTCATCATGCTTCCCAGCACGTCGTAGTGCCGAGCGTGCCATGCCAATAATCAGAAACGCATTCTCGCCAATCACATTCTCATTCACAGTTGGTTTAGTCATCACTGCCTCCCATATCAGAAAAGTCTACATACTCCGCACACAAGTTAATCAAATCCACAATATTCTTACAGTTATCAGCTCGCTTCATTAACTGTATGTCATCATCACAACGATTATTGATTCGCAACTGATTCCGCACTATAATCAAAATCCCCCAATATGGCATGGTCAAATTGAATGGCACAGTTGTTTTCTTATTCATCTTCTTCCCCTGCCTTTGCAACGTCATTCACCATTACCTCAAACTCACGGTCGTACTGCAATTCTGTGGTCACCCATAATCCCTGCGTGAATAGCCAAAACTGAATTGCTGGAATACTTCCCCAGTATCGTGAAACCGACATACCTTGTCGCCACAATTCTGCAAACCAACGCTTGGAGGTGTCTTTCGGTGACTGCCAAATACATACCCGAATGCTATCTCCTGCCTTAAAATTGTTTCCTTGATAGGCATAACACATTTCATTATTGTTGGCGATATGGACATCCCGATTACACTGAATGTGAATCACTTTACCACCTCTTTCTTGACCGTCATATAATCGCTTCCCTTCGTTTCCTTACGAATAGCCAGTAATGCCTTTGCCACTGCCACTTGGTCGGCTATCCCATCCGCCATAATTGTGGCAATCAGTTTGTCTACTTCCCCTGCATCGTATGAGATGCGTGGCTTTCCTTTGACCATGTACGCAGTGCCAATACCGTAAAAGGAAACCTTGCCACCGTAGTGATTCACCCCTTCCTGTAACTGTGTCTTTAGTGCATTCTTATCTGATTCCAGCAACTCAATTTGCTGATTCAGCTCGATAATGTCTTTCATTATCTGTTGCAATTCCTGTGAGTCTTGTTCATTCATGATAGGTTATCCCTTTCCCATTGCGCCTCGCTACGAAGCTCCATTTCATCATCCCACCCATGCCGATAATCCACAGTGTAATAATCACCAATCGAATCATCATCATAGTCATGCTCACCATCATCAGTGCTATTCAGTGCCTTGTACGCCTCCAATTCGTCTACATCATCATCAAGAAATACAATGTTCTGATAGATAATCCCGTAAATGTCATTACTGATGACTTGCCATTCATCATCAGTAATGTCATCGAATGAAATAACCGTTTCGGTAGTATCATCAGTAACAGTCAGTGTGCCACTCTCATATCCCATCGCTTCGCACAAATCCCCAAAACACAGTCTAGCCTGTGCCATATCAGGCGAAGTATACTCACGCTTCGCATTGTGCCATGTCACTACGCACTTCATCGGTGGCCTCCAATCATCATGCACGTCTTAATCAGTTGAATGCTACGGTCGCACAATGTGAGATTGTAGTCTGAAAAATCAGTGTGTAAAAAATCTTGTGGTGCAATCAGCACGTGGTGACCATTCTGTGACACCACAAAAGTGTATACCCCACGGCTATTCTTACGCATATCCAGCTCACCATCACTGCCAAACAGTGGAATAGTGGTCGTGCTGTTGGGAATAATGTAGCGTTGCATTCCGTAATTGTACACCACACAGTACTGTGGGGAAGTATTCATCCCCACTTGGTCAAACCATACCAACTGTGCAAACCGTAGAAACTTGCCAAAAGCTCGCATGTGATTATCACTATGCTCACCATACAGTTTCCCGTTTACGATGCTCACACGAAGCCAACGGTACATACTCGCATACACCATATGCTTACGATATGCTAGGATGTGTCCTACTTTACTACCTAACGCATTCCTGCGATATGCTAACTCGCTATTTCGCAAATACCGCAAACCATCCACACTACTTAAATCTAACCAATTCCTCTCATTTACAGTGTCATATTGCGCCCACTGCAAATCCTCTTGAATCAGCTGTAATTGCATGACGTTCTCCATATCATAGATTACACAGTAATTGTATCACATAAAAAGAAAGTGTCAAGCAGTTTCATGCTTTTTGAGCATCACTTCATACATCCACACAATTCGCCACAGTGCTTTTACGTCGTGTGCATAATCATCACCACGCAGTTGCAGTGATGTAAGCAAGTGTTGAATGTGTTGCAGTGTAAGTGTGCGTAGTACGCTGTTGGCAGTGTAGTGAAACCAGTCAGCATCAGCAATTGCCCACGTATTATCATTCACACAGTCATCACACATACAGCTGTGAGCAAAGTGTGTTGCCACGTAATTGATTACAGCTTTCTCTTTGTCATCGCCACACAGATTCGCATCGGTATAAACGTGCGAAATCTCGTGAGCGCAGTCACGTGCGAAATCAGTGCCCACAATGCCAGTATTCACCAAGCTGTCAGTCATATCCTGCAGGCACTGGTATTGAGAAACGTACCAAATAATCTTGTTCAGCTTGGTGATGTGCATCACATTACTCATAGCACTACCCTTTCATATTCCAAAGTAATAATTCCCATTCATTACATACAGATTCAGTCTTGTGATAATACCCCCTGCGTCGCTGTATATCGCCTTCATGATACTCCATACTGTCCACAATACCCTCACCCCCACATGCACAGCAATTCACCACTTGGTGGTACATGTAAATATGTTTAGCATAACACTCTGGCATATTGGATTCATCACCACCACGATGCTTAAATATCTGCATATATTTGTGCAGTACAATGTCTGAATCCCCAAGAGTATACATCACCCATACACAATAACTTGTAGTGCTTACCCAATTACGGTCACGAGTCAACTTAAACCAGCTGACTCGGTGTGGGTGTATCCTGTTCAGGATATTCTCAACTGCCTGCAATAGACTGCGCCTTTCCGAATAGTACCTTGTGCCTGTATACATACCTGCGCCAACGCTGTACACCGTAGACATCACTTCACCTCCATGTCATGCAATAAACAAATACTCACAATACTGCCTGCATGGTATTTGGGCAGGCTTACATTCTCGATACTGTCTGCGTACACAATCACCTCGTACAATGACTGCTGGCCTTCTGCGCCATGCAGTGCTGTCACCCGATACATATGCTCTACACCAGTCACCTCTTCATTACGGGATGAATCCCAATAAAACAGTTTTGATGTCTGTGGGTGTGAATTGTACAGCCATGTATACACCTTCTGCACATACAGCTTTGTAATCAGTTGTGTATCGTATGCTGATTTATCAAAGCCTATCTTACGCAGTTTCTTCATAAACTTGTCATGAATTAACTGCAATTCATCACGCTCTACATAGGTGCTGATATATGAGTATAATGTGCCGATATTGGTCACGTTAGCATTATCTTTCTTGGTGATATGCCAACTATGCTCTACCATGTATGGGGTAGTCTTACTTTTCTTTGTCATATACCCTCCAATAATGCACCACTGGGTACAATCCCCAGTGGTGCAGTGCAGTTACTATCACTTACGATTATAGTCAACTAGAATAATTATGCACAATACCATACAAATCACACTGCCACAAAGCATTACCATTACAATTCACCGTGGTCTTCCACGTCAACGGTCTGACTGTATACATACCCATTTTTTTCATAGGTATAATGTACATTCACCCGAAAGCAATAGTGCCCACTTGGCATAATGTCATAATCCACCACAGTGGCTTTAGGGGATAACACTGCCTGTAGTGCCTTCGATAACTTCCCCACAGTTACCCGTTTCATCCCGTCTTCATTCGTTACAATATACTTGTGCATAATGCACCTCCATAGAATCCCCCCTATAGTACCAAGTGATACTATAGGGGGGGTATATATTACTTCCAAAAAGGGTATTTCGATACATACCCACAAAGCTTGTCAGCATACTCTTGAATAGATTTACGCAAGGCCAGCTGGCTTTGTAAATCACCCGCACCACTGCGTAATTCACTCAACATAATCATACGAAGCTGACTGACTGCATACTTGTACTGCAATAGACTCAATCTTTCATATTGCCTATTGTATTCACCTAAAAACATACCCCCCTCTATAGTGTGTGTAGACTGATATACCACAGTATTCTCACAATGTGCAGTGAGGGTGTCAGCCATTTCCCCTACTTTTTTGCGTAGTGATGTACGCTGATATGACAGCTCGCTTTCATCCTGCTCGTGGAGCATCATAAAATACTTGTATTCATTACGCTTCGCATCATCATCTACCGCAGACTCATTACGATAATGGCGCACAAGCTCTTCGTGGTGGAGTCTATGCACATCTACATATAGATTCATAATATGACTCACGTCTTTTGTGGGGTAATTATATGATAACAAGCCTGCTTCATAATCTGAAAATAATACGTATGAGTGAATGTCATGGGTGATAATATCCACCAGTTGACATGGTGACATACGCTCGAGCTGTGCTATCTTGGCGCAATCGAATACAGCGTAATAGTTACGAGTCAATAATTCGACAGCTTCTGATTCATTCGGTGTGTATTGTGTATCATGACGAAATTGTAACTTCATGCTATTCACCTTCCCCTTCGGTTTCTACAATAACTCGGCTTCGTGCAGAGTCAACTATGCCTGCCCAGTGTAATCTCGTCCACTTCTCGGAATCGGAAATAATCCACTCTACCCCGTCTAGAAATCCCTCCACTTTATCCAATGTGCCAACAGTCACCTTTAGAGCGTAAATGTTGGCACCCGTAAAAGTGACACCCCACTTCCCACTTCCTAGCTGGTGCAATTCATACCCCAAGCGGTCAGCTTGAGCTTTGATTTCCCGCACCCGTTCAGTATGTTTCATACAATCCCCCCGTCAGTACAATGATAATGATAATATTTACCATCTTGGTATACATGCTCACCCTCACTTATCACAATGACTGCGCCACACTCGTAACAGTCAATATGAATCAGTACAATACAATCACACTTGCTACACTCCGACCACTTCGCATTGGATGAAGTAAATACTGTCATCGTATGCTCACATGTCGCATTACATGCTTCATTATTTCCCATCATACACCTCCATAGAATCCCCCCGAATGTTTCACGTGAAACATTCGGGGGGGGTGATTCAGCTACAATTCGGAAATCATACTCGCCGATACATTTCGCATTACAATCCACTCGTAACTTGGAAACTGGGTAGAAACGTCTATACCATTATCCAAGTAAGCCAGTATTTTTGTAATGATTTCCCGAGATGCACCCACCTCCGCAGTCAGAGCGTCTAGCATATCAGCTTTGATTTGTGCATTGGAAATAGTACAAATCAGCATGTATAGCTTGTGCATTGCTTCTGACCGTCTATGTGAAACTGGGATGAGCGCAGTCATATTTACTGCTTTCATCGTTTCACGGTCGACCACTGGGTATAAATCCCCCTGCTTGGGATTGAGCTGTACAATCGTCTTACTATAATAATCATACGCTCGGTATAGTGCTGAATCATATAGAAATGGCACAGCACTACAATTCTCACACTTGCAGGCATGGGGGAAACGGTCTGCTACCCATTCGACCGCAGTGCCGAATACCAGCTGGGGAAGTTGCTGGATATTGTAGGCCTTCGTTACCCGTTTCATAACTGCGTCATGTAAATCTGACCACTCATGCACCAAGCTGGCGCAGTCTGTGTTATCGTGAGCTTTGCGGAAATCATCCCAATAAATCAGACCGTTATACCCAGCTTCCAGTGGCATTTCCCCCCGAGTATACCCAGCTTCCTGCTTTAGGCACAAGGTGGGGTAGTGAATCCCTAGCTCGTCAATAAACTGCTTGACCGCAGTCAGGGGGATACCCGTTTCAACTTTGACCGATTCGGTCTGCTTTGCATCAGTCTGCATAATCCCTCCAATACAATACACTTATACAATCATCACTCCGTATCATGCGATACGGGGGGATGAATACAGGGGGGAAATCGTCAATTATTCAGCAGTTACTTTGATGAGGTGCGACAGTTGGATTTGTAACTCCAATGCCATACGCTCACCCTCTCGGCGATTTCGTACAATGGTACGCTTCACCTTGTCAATAGCAGTATGTACCCAGTGCATATTCGTGCGATATGTAGGGATGTCAACATTCAGCTGAATCAGTACCCCCCGATAATAGCCAGAGTATTTATTCAGCGTTACGACCATAGGGTGTGTATTTACATCTCGCATAATCAGCTCCATTCGGTATGATTTCCCCCCTGTATTCATACCCCCGAATGTTTCACGTGAAACATTCGGGGGGGTGAATATAGGGGAGGGTATACCCGTGATTATTACTTGTATGTGTTATAAATAAGCCGAGCTGTAGTAGCATTACTATGCATCATTTCTACCATAGACCGTGATATGGCGGTATGATTGCTGTATATGTGTATCAGCTCCGATTGTATAAAATGGTGTAAAACAGTATACATAATCAGCTTGCATTCATCACGACTGAATACATATAGTGAATTATCCCCATTGTATACCCTACGATATACCCCACCATTTTGGGTGCATGTTAAAATGCCCCCCGTAAATAGCACGTGAAATTGTGCCTGTGTCTGTAAGCAGTTATATCGTGATTTGTTGAAATCCAACGACCAACATACCCCGTTACTAGTTGGTGAATAGTCATACACCCAGTTGAGTATGGTATTAACGGGGGATGACGTACACCCCCTATTACCCATCCACAAATCATGTAATGAATTACTTACCCGTGATTGTAATCGGTACATATTGCGACATGTTGACTGCAATGCACGAAATCGCATAGTATCGAATTGGTCGAATGATTCAGCATCATGTTGCATAAATTGCATGTGATACCCCCTATAGGGAGTATACCCTCCGCTATATTCACCCCCCCGAATGTTTCACGTGAAACATATTCGGAGGGGGGTGAAATCGGGGGGTAATTCGGGGGGGTGATTATTATTACTTATTCGTTACTGCGTCAACATAAATACAATAATTCGACCAGTCATCGGGGTACATGATTTCATACATTTCTGCCGAGTCTATACCCGTAATGTATGGTACGTATACCCCATTATCGTCATCCCATTCGGTTTCGATTGTATACCCGTCAATATACCCCTTACACAAATCATCGGTTTCGGAGATTTCATCCCCCGATATGATAATTTGTAGTAATTTCGGTAAATCGTCATGTATCGCCATCGAAATGGCGTACTTGTATGATTTGTATTGTGATTGTACGTTACGAATGGCCTCCACCCGTAATTTGTAATCATTCACGGCCTGACGGTGGTTTCCTATTGCGGTTTCAACGTCATTCGTAGCACTATACACACCGTCATATATTTCCGTCGTGATGTCGCTGTCATCGTCAGAAATCACGTCTATACCGTGAATCCCCCCGATACATCGAAACCACGTGCTACCCCCTATTTTTTCGTCTATTTCAGACTCAATATCGGGGTGAAATAATTCAGCTATACGTGCATCGTCAACGCCATCATCCAACCGATGGTCGGAAACGTTACCACTGGCGGTTTGGTACGCTGATTCTAATTCGTCTAGTGATTCGTTGTATTTTTCCCGTGCATCGTCAACTAGACCAGCGTAGTGTGTCAATACCCATTCACCGAATGACGAAATGTTGCGGGATTCACCGAAACGCTGAAATAGTGATGATGCACCGAAATCCTTACGTGATGCAACGAAACGACCCATAACACTATTGATAGCATCACGGGTGATTTCTGATGGTTTCCGACCATGCACCAATTCGTACAATTTCACTAGCATCATAGCCAGCTCGTGGGGGGTGTGTGTGTGTTGCATTGTGTTATGCCTTTCATACATACCCCCGAATTACCCACCGATTTCACACCCCCCCGAATGTTTCACGTGAAACATATACGGGGGGGGTGAATTGTGTACACACCGCAATAATTATTATTTATTACTTACCCGTTACGATGTCATGAGCCATATAACACATACCCGCAACGACCGCAATGATGAAACGCAACACACCAACCATACATCGGTACAATACCCGAATTACTAACGCAACCACCCATAGGGGTAACGTCAACACACCAGCCACCCATTCACTGGCATTCGATTGCATACCCCATACCCCGTGAATGTTGCCACGCCGAATGTAATTCATCATGCTATACCCCTCGTCTATGTTTCACGTGAAACATGATAGGGTGTGTACACAATTCACACCCCCCGTATATCGGGGGTGTGAATCGTCATATATCGAATTGTTAAGGTACACCCTAGGGGGATTACTCCCCGTTGGTTTCCGTGCATAATTCACCCCCTTACCCGTCATTCACTACACACCACTTCTCACATCTGCCGTAATTATCATCGGGGGGGTATACCCCCCCCCGTCGGTTTCCGGTCTAGACTGGCTATCACGAATCGCAATGCCACCCCCCCGATTTCGTAGGGGGTGACGGTGCACCTAGTGCACTCATTTCGGGGTGAATTGTGAATGTACGTGCTATGAATCGCACCGCCGGAGAGCGGGGGGGTGCACCCCCTAGGGGGCATACCCGATATTCATCATGGGGGCTATGGTAGCATGTATAGAATAACTATGCAACCCCAAAATAGCATTGTAATGAAACTGTAATCTTCGACTGATTCAGTAGGGTTTCATGTGAATTATTTCACGATGTGATGGGTATTGTGAAATGTATCACAATGTCAGGGGTGTGTGTGTGTATGCGCACGTGCGAATAACACAAATCCAAAAGCCTGTCAAGGCATGTCATCGAATTGTAATCTTTGTGTGAATCATTTCACAAATCACATTGTGAATCATTTCACAACATACATGAGTGATTCGGTCGGGTATGGTGTGATGTATTTCACAATAGAACAAATGTTCATATAAGTATACTGATTCGATGGGATTTATAATCGTCTACATGGCCTATGGGATTTGTAATAGTCTACCACTCTGGTCGACGTCTACTGACTCTATAGGGGTTCATGGTGAAACATTTGTTCTACTAGAACATGCGTTCTAATTGTGAAACATTTCACATGTGAAAGATTTCACGATTACACTGACCAGTTTAATTGTGATATTTATCACATGTGATTTTTTTCACAATCATCTGTGAAACATTTCACAAATAGAACATGCGTTCGCATAGCACATTTGTACTATGTGTTATCTGTACACTTACTCTTTGTGAAACATTTCACATGTGATGTATTTCACAAATAGAACATGCGTTCGCATAGCACATGCGTTCTAATTGTGAAACCTATCACAAATAGAACATTCGTTCTAAAAAAGATTGTGACCGTATTCACAATCACAAAAAATCGCATTTGGGGCTACTGCGTAATGAAAATATAAATTGCATTTTTACTATTAAAAGAAAGAAATGTAACATACTCACAATAATACCCAAACATCATAACTTGAGCGTAAGTCATAACGTTCGGGTATTATCGCTGTCTGTTTCCCATGCAAGCGTGGTGATTGAGGTATAGTCAATTTGACCACGATATATATTATACACAAAAAGTATGATAATCTAGTAATGGGGGTATAAGAGAGGAGATATATGGCATATCCAGTAGTATTACGGCCAGCGAAATCACATGGGAGTAGGAATGCGATTATCCCAAAGATGATTGTATTGCATCATACCGCTGGTGGTGGGAATGTAGAGAGTGAAGTGTCATATTTGCAATCAAACAGTAGTGGGGTATCAATCCATGTGTGTATTGCAAAGGATGGCACACGGTATCGAATGGTAGATGATGAGCGAGTGGCGTATCATGTAGGGTATAGTAAGACTTCATTAGGGAATCCAAATCATGTATCGCTTGGAATTGAGTTAATCAACAAGGGAAAGCGTACATCACCATTTGATGACTATCCTGATGCGCAGGTAGAGAGTTGTGCGGAGCAAGTAGTGGAGTGGATGAAAAAGTATGATATACATGTAGTAACGTCGCATGAAGCGATTGATACTCGTGGAAAGTTTGACCCGTGGATGTTTCCGTGGAAGAAGTTTTGGAAGTATGTAGGTGAAGCATGGCAGAATCAGTAGAAGAGCGTCTAATTCGCATTGAAACAAAGCTGGATAGCGTGTTTGAGCGAAAGAAAGACGACGATGCAAAGTTTGTAGAGATGCGGAATCAGATTTCAGCAATTCGGCAAGAAATTGCGTATCTGAAAGGTGCGATTGCGCTACTTGCATTTGTGATGCCAATTATTATGAAGTATTTTATGCCGTAGAAAGGAAGAAACATGAAAGTATGGTGGAAAAGCAAGACAATTTGGGTAAATACGTTGATTTTTGCCCTATCAGTCATTGTGATGTTGCAAGATGCAGGGATTAACTGGGAATATATGGCCATCATCACGACGGTGGTGAACATTGTGTTGCGATTTGTTACTACCAATCCTGTTGGTTTCTTTGATGAGGATGTGCAAGATGAATAGGTATAGAAATAACTGCTATAGCAATTTTCTCTATAGCAATTTTCTCTATAGAAGTTTTTGCATGGCAACTATAGAAAAAATTGCATATAAATAAAGAAATACTATAAAGAAATAATATATTGCGCTACGCACAATATATGGTATACTACCAACGTCGACACTCACAGCGTTCTCCCTGTGGGTGTTGACATTTTTGTGATATGTGTTATTATTGTAAAAGATGTGCATTACTAGGAGTTGTGATGATTAACTGGGAAATAAAACCGAAATATTCACAGAATGAAATTGAGCGTATTGATTTGATTATTGAGAATCGCATGGTGGCAACGGCGTTACGGTTAGGCAAGGCATATGGCGTAAAGCATCTTACGGTGCGAGGGGCGGCGTTTAAGATTGTCGAGTTTTCTGATAAAAACGAAGACTTCCCGTTATATGCCAAAAATGAAAAGTATGCAAATCAGGCGTTGCTTGAAATCGCACAATCACGGGGAATGTCGTTGTACCTTGAAGCAAAAATTATGCTTCGGGATATTACAAAGCGAAAGAAACAAAAAGATGATTGAAATGGCCATTATGCTAGTAGTGTGGTGCATGATTGCCGTAGTATATGGGTTTGTAGTGCTTGTTGGCACAATCGTTGGACGATACGGGAGGTTTAATGATGATTCTTGAAGTAGTACTTGCACTGGTATGCCACATGGGAGGCGCATGTGAAGAAGATACGATTGAGATGTCACAGGAAGCGGCCGCAGTTGCAATGTGCGAAAGCGGAAATCGAGAAACGCTGGGGAGTTTGGATTGGGGGGCGGTCAATGTCAATCGTGATGGGAGCGTAGACATGGGAGCGTTTCAATTCAATAGTCATTGGATTTGGAATCCAAACGACCGTTGGATTATGCGACCATTTGCCAATGATGTATTGGGTATGTCGTCTGATACCTTGTTTTACTTATGGCCAACACCCAATGATGCACCACCTGATGTGCAAGTCGCACTCTTTGAGTATTTGTGGGATGATGGCAACGGATGGCGACACTGGGCGGCCAGTCGTGATTGCTGGGGCAAATTGATACGGGGCGGTATATCAGTGGTAGAGAATTAGTGCGTGAGGTTCGATTCCTCACCCGCCCCACCATTTTCGTGAGGTCAAGAAATTGGTTGATACAAGGAGAACAACGTGAAATACCAAGTAAAACTTTCACCAGAGGGCAAACTTATGTGCCCTGTATGCGACAATCTAATTAGGGAAATCACTCCCATCCACTACGCAAACCATCCTGAAAAGTGGGATACTAATCCATTACTTGTAGAAGTTGATAAGTCATCAGTAGCTGTATTCTCTGATAAAGGCATGTTGACACATCATACCGAATACAATCCAAGAGAGATGATTACGCTGTGGTTACGCTGTTCCCAATGTCATCTGAATGAAGACGCATTTATGTACAAAATTGACATCGTCATTAAGCAAGGTGAAGTTGTGCTTGATTTTGATGATAATGGCTGGTCAAAATACCATAAAGAATATCAAGAACGAGAAAAACAATCATGAGTTATCATGTGCGCCTTATTGCAAGTACCAAACCTGAAGATGCCTCTATGGACATGCAGGAGTTAATTGCGTACTGTGCCCGTGTATCCAACATCAAAAACCAACATAACCATCTTACAGCTGGGAAATTATTGGCGTTTATGAAGCGGGAGAATCATTGGTCGCCATTTGAGATGGCTAATCTGAATATTGAAGTCATTACGACACGGGATATTGCCCGTCAAATATTGCGCCATCGGTTTCACTTTCAAGAGTTTTCGCAACGGTATGCACTTGTCGATACCGATGGTATCTATCGAGAGGCACGATTGCAAGACGAAAAGAATCGTCAATCTTCGATTGAGATAGAAGATGATGATTTGATGGCGCAGTGGAAAATGATGCAACACAATGTATGGGTAAAAGCACAGGAATCATATCGCTGGGCGATTGAACAGGGAATTGCAAAGGAAGTAGCCCGTGCGGTATTGCCCGAGGGAATGACCCCATCTCGCATGTATATCAATGGCACAGTGCGGTCATGGATGCACTATTGTCATGTTCGCCAGAACATGGATACTCAAAAGGAACATCGCCTGATTGCCAAAGCATGTTATGACATATTGATAAGCAAAGTGCCAGCACTAGAAGAGGTAGCACTATGACAAGTGAGATGAACGGCGAGCAAGAGTGGATTTTTTACAACATTGTTCGCCTTAAGGATATGACGATTCTCAATGATGAACGGTTTAAGGTATTTGAGGCAACTCCACCTGACACTTTTATTTGGAATTGTATGTCTATCGAGGAGAATGATTATTATATCTCACTTGATAAAGATTGGGATACATTTTTTGATTCATCAGACAATCACCACATGTGCGTTCAACGCCGAATTAGTGCCTACCCGTCACTTGATGTATTGACAAAACATGTGCAAAACATGTTTCGTATTACCAAACCAAATGGATTTGTGATTTTTACCAGCACTGATATTGAATTGGTTTATACTCTATTTCAGATTGCCAAAGCAACGATTGGCACACAAATGGAAATCCATGCAACAGACATTGTCAATGGCGAACGTGTTCATATGATAGCGTTTAGGAAGTAGAAGAAACATGCACGAACAAGCAATGGCATGGTTAAAACACCGATTTGCTGATAGAACACTAGGTACAGTTGTTGAAATTGGCAGTTATAACCATAATGGCAGTGCCCGTGAAGCACTGGAACACAACAGCATGTCTTGGACGGGTATTGATATTATATCAGGGCCAAATGTAGACTACGTCTGTAACATTATGGACACAGATGAGCTTGATGATTTTCAATCGTCGCTTGACATGCCATATTTTGACACGGTGGTATCGACCGAAGTGTTGGAACATGTCACAGCAAAAGAGATGATTGAAGCGATGTTGCAACTAGTAGACCCTGACTTTCACTCAAAACAATTTATTATCACATGTGCAAATGCCAAACGAAAACCACATAGTGCTGATGGTGGAGAATTAAAACCGAATGAACACTACTGTGGATTGAATGCTGGGGAAGTAATTGCACTATTTGATACTGCTATTCAACGGGATATGAGTTTTGTTAATTCGTATGTAGAATATCATGCGTACCATAATCCTGAATCGCATGATACGTATGTTCATGTCGTTATTGGGTATGACACTTCACTGGCAAAGTATTTCTTAAGCAAAGGAACGTACTATGATTATGTCCGACAGTACAATTCGTGAGCGTATCATCAATGATGAAATGATTGTGGGATGGGCACAATCAGAAAAGGGAGATGGAAAGATTTCTTATGGCATTACTGCCTATGGATATGATATGCGTGTTTCCCGTGAGTTTAAGGTATTCCAAAAGCCGTATTGGGATAACTACATAATGAAACAGCCAAATCTTGGAAAGTCTATTGACCCAAAAACATCTATTGATGGCTTGATGGAATATGTAGAAGCCGACGAGATTTGGCTACAGCCAAATGAGTTTGCGCTTTGCCGTTCGGTCGAATGGTTTAATATGCCACGAGATGTGGTAGGATGGGTGGTCGGAAAGTCTACCTACGCTCGCTGTGGCTTGATTGTGAATTGTACGCCACTTGAGCCTGAATGGCGTGGTCACCTAACCATTGAAATCAGCAACACCGCACCACTTCCTATTCGCATATATGCAATGGAGGGAATTGCCCAAGTAGGATTTCATTTTGGTGATAAAGTGTGTGAAACGTCATACAAAGACAAGTCAGGCAAGTATCAGAATCAATATGGGGTAGTTGGGCCAAAAATGTAGGAGTAGATATGCGTTATACGTTGCATCAAGGCGATAATAGGGAAGTACTTAAAACATTTGCCGATAATTCTATTGACAGTATTGTTACTGACCCTCCCTACGAGCTAGGGTTTATGGGTAAAAAGTGGGATTCATCAGGTATTGCCTACGACCAATCTCTTTGGGAAGAGTGCCTGCGTGTATTAAAACCAGGTGGACACCTCATCGCCTTTGGTGGCACTCGAACGTATCATCGTATGGCAGTAGCCATTGAGGATGCTGGATTTGAGATTCGTGATTCAATTCAATGGCTGTATGGAAGTGGATTCCCCAAAGGGTTAAACATCAGCAAACAACTAGATAAAATCATGGAAGCAACACCAGAGATTATTTCTACTGTAGAGGGAAAAAAGTCTACTGGTAGTGGTGTGTATAACTGGAACAAGGAAGAACAAGGTACACACAAGCCTGAGTACCACATTACTGCTCCATCAAGTGATGTGGCAAAACAATGGGATGGATGGAATACTGCCCTTAAACCTGCATGTGAGCCAGCTGTATTAGCACGAAAACCAATCAAAGGTACAGTTGCTGAAAACGTTTTAATTTGGAGTGTTGGTGGAATTAACGTTGATGGGTGCAGGATAGGTAATGATGTAATGACTAGTGGAATTGGCAAAGGATATAATAATCAGCAAAAATTAAACCAAGAACAAGGATATAGACCATATATCAACGGATTGCCACACGAAAGAGCAGAGCAAACACCATCAACACATACTGGACGTTGGCCTGCCAACGTCATCTTTGATGAGGAGGCGGCGCAGATGCTGGATGCACAGAGTGGGCACAGTGTGAGTAAGGCGAGTAATCGTGGAAGCGTTGAGATTTTTCACAATAATGGAAAATGGCGGGGCGAATCAACAGTACGTGGCCACTCCGACTCTGGCGGCGCCTCACGCTTCTTCTACGTTGCCAAAGCTTCAACAAAAGAACGTGAAGCAGGATTAGATGGAATGGCAATGCAAAACAATATGCGTGTAAATGCGCCACGTGAAAACGAAGAGGCAAAACATGCTACTGTTCGTGCTAATTATCACCCAACTGTTAAACCGATTGAATTGATGCAATATCTTGTACGTCTTGTTACTCCACCAAACGGTGTGGTGCTTGACCCGTTTATGGGAAGTGGTAGCACGGGATGTGCGGCTATGTTAGAAAAAGTACAATTTATTGGTATTGAGTTAAATCAGGAGTATGTAGATATTGCTGAAAAACGTATTCGTCATTGGATGTCAAAAGACTTTATACGGGAGGAATAATGAACATCAATATAGATACTACGCCAGTAACAAATGTAGGAGTAAATATGCGTTATACGTTGCGTCAAGGCGACAATCGAGAAGTACTCAAAACGTTTGCCGATAATTCTATTGACAGTATTGTTACTGACCCTCCCTACGAGCTAGGGTTTATGGGTAAAAAGTGGGATTCATCAGGTATTGCCTACGACCAATCTCTTTGGGAAGAGTG